AAATTAGATAAGGTTCCTGCGTCTAGCAACTGTCGTAAAGCAGATGTAGCAGTTCTAGATAAACCGCCAATCATGTGTATCAAACCAAAACCGTAAAAACCAAGTCCTGGTAAAAATTTAAAATGTACAAAATATTGAATCTTAGATTTTTTAGGATCATCTATTTCATAATTTCTTTTGATGGATAAAATTTCTCTAGAGTTTTCTTCTAAGGTTACAATGTATGGAAGTTTAATTCCTGTAGGTTCACCATCTTGTCCTACGTCTTCAAAACCCTCTAAATCTAAATTAACATGACATTCTAACAAAGTGAATACATCGTCATCTTTTCCTGATTTGGTTCTTCCTTCTAATTCATGTTCTTTTTTCTCTAAATCATCTTCATTGAGTTGTCCTGGTTTTAATTCAACATCGCGATAAAAACCTGCAACTTGTTGTTTGCGTAATTCATTTTCAGAAACTCTAACACGATGAATAATTGCTTCCGCATCATCTAATGAGGTAGCTGTATACGGAACAATTAAATCATCAGCCGGTACAAATTTAGATACGGCTCTTTGCATCACTTCATCGTAATAAACTTTTTTAAATGAAGATCCTGCTAAAGGTAAGTAAAATAACATTTGATCAAACTCAGGTTCATATTCTTTCATTTGATCCATCAATTGATAATTCATAAAATCTTTGACACGTTGAGACTGTTGTTGTTTTTCTGGTGTCGTTAATCCTAAGATCTGTGTTCGTACGGGTCCATCTGCTGGCAATAATTCTTTGTACGCCAAAGCTTGAAACTGAGTCACTGCTTCTGCTAATACAGGGTGAGTTGCACCTGACGCACCTGAAAAAGGTTCTGTACGATTTTCGTATTTGAACCCTAACAAGTCTAGTCCTGTTCGATAGGAAGTCTCCCAATCTTTTCTGGAATTTTTATAATCTTGATAATTTTGAAATAAAGTAGAACCTAATGGACCCAATACATCGTCTGGTAAATGCTCAGCTAAATTAGCATAATGATTTTCTGTTCCTTCGACGGAAGCAATGGCTGGATCATAATTAATATCTACAGATCCATCTTCATTCTCTTGTATTTCTACAGGATCACCTTTTTCCGCTAATTCTTCTTCTTGTTGTAATTGAGCTTCTTCAATTTCAACATCAGAAGGTACATTAATTTCTTGCTCTACATTAGGAAGAGCTTTGTCGATGTCTGCCATTTATTTTCTCCAATTTTACAGTCTTAACAGTATTATATCGTAAATTCAAGCCTTGTGGTGTTGGACCTGATTTAGGTGGAACTGTTTTTGTTAATTTTTTAGGTTTAGTCGTCATAAGTAAATTTTTCCATAGTTTTATGAATGTCATCATCAATTCCATAGTCCACGTCTTTTAATTTACCCTCCGAATCAGGAAGAGCTGTTGCTTCTTCATATTCTAAACCACCTGTTTCAGGGTCTTTTCTAAGTTCCATTTCAACTTCGCTATCAATATATTCCCCTCTTTGATTTTGTTTTCTGATTCTAGTGAAATTAGCTCCGTCCGTCACTTCGTAATCTCCTAATTGATATTTAACAAAACCTTCTGGATTATCTGCTTTACCTAATACTTTAGAACTTCCCATCATTTTAATTTTAGAAATTAAATCATTTAAATAAGTTGGAACATTATCCGCAGATCTTGATATAGCTTCTACAATTTCTGGTGCAGCCTTGGTTGCTGGTTTAATAAATTTACCTAAAAAAGGAAGTGCTGCTAAAGACGCTGCAAATTTAATAAATTTTCTTCGACTTACATCAACTGGTTTACTACCATCTTTTAAAAAAACTCTACCACCTTTTGCAAGTTCTATAGGTTCATTTGTAAAAGATGATTTTAATTGTTGAATATAACCATGACGACCTGCTGCTCTATCTTTATTTTCTTGTTCTATTTTTTGTTGCACTTTTTGTTTTTCTTGTTTTAAATATAAATCTTCTTCAGGAGTTATTTCCGGTCTTCCAAACATCTGAACTAAACCTTCATCTATAATATCCTTTCCGGCAGCGTCAAAAGATTCTTGTAAATTTTTCTTTTTCTGAATCGCTTGTGCTTCTTCTGGTAAACGTTTGTACTCTGTAACCATATTATACAAAGGATCTGCGCCTACAAATCTATACGCTATTTCTGGTATAGACTTTCCTTCTTGAAACGCGACAGCGGTATCATAGATACCATAAGCAGTTCCTGCGCCAGGGATAAGTTTTACTAATCCTTTACCTACTAAACCAGGAGAAAGTTTCATAGCTCCTTTGCCAATATCTTTTAAACCTTCGCCTGTTATGTCTACAAGTGATTCTACCATGTTTGCACCAGGAAATATTTCTGAAAATAATTGATTTTGTCTAACTGCAGGTACTCTTGATTTAATTAAATCTTTTAAAGCTTTATCTTCACCTTCCTTAACTAACTCAACTGCTTTAGCTAAATTAGGTTGTTTAATCTTTGCAATATCTTTTTCTGGGCCAGCTGCTACATATCTAATATAGTCTTCAATTGTATTTCCTAAATTTTTTTCAACATCAAAATCTAAAGCTTTTAAATTAACTTCATTAATTATGTTTTTATTTAAATTATACTTAGGTAATTTTTTTCTATCAATAGTTCCTAATTTTTTTGCGATGTCATCATATATTTCATTAACATTGTTTAAAGCTTCTTTGGCAGCTTTAGTATCTCCTAATGTTGTAGATGCTTTTGCTGTTCTTAATTCATTTTTAATTGTTTTATAAATATTATTTTTTGCTTTAGCTCCTAATACATTAAAATTAAAATCTCTAGTAGTAATACCAACTTTTGTTAATGCACTAGGATCTTGTGTTATTGTTCCAGGAGTAATACCTTGAAAATGTTCAAAGCTGGCTGTTAAAGAAAGTGGTACATCAAATGCACCTCTTACTTTTGAAAATTGTAATGCTTTTTTTAATCTTGAGTCTACTTGCGCTGGAGTTAAATCTTGATATAGATCAGGATTTAAATTCATTAGATCTTGTTGTGCTTTTCTATATGCTGAAAAACCACCTTCTGTTTTTGGAGTAGTTCCTTTAGGGCGTGTTCCTCTAGCAACATCTTCCTTAATGATGTTACCTATTTTAGTTTGAGTTAAATAATACCTATATAGTTGAGATTGTTTTGCTTTTGTTATTTTATTGTCATAAGGCAATCCTGTAAGATCTGTTGCCATTTGTGATATGGTTTTTTTATTATAATTTTTTGCAAAATATTTTTCTTCTTTATAAGGAATGGAACTTGGAGTTGGTGCACCTTTAGGTAATGTGTATATATTCTTTTTTATTTCAGAATCTAAATTTTCTTTTATTTCTTTTAAAAATTCAGAATCAACAATTTTACCTGTTTTTTCTTTTACTATCTCTTGTAATTTACTTATATTGAATATGTACTTTTGATTTGGGTATAAAGTATTCTTTTTTCTAAAATCATTTATATCATTTAAAAGTATTTGTGTTACTTCATTTCTTCTATTAGAATACATTGAAGATCCTACATCAACTGACTCATTAGCTGTTGGCCTAGAAGGTCGTGTCAGATACTTGTAGATCTGGATATTTTCAGATTTGATACCCATGATCTTATAATCCCATCAAATAGGCTAAACCCCCAGATGCATTAAGAGTTCTTTTTTTAGGTGTGATAGGGTCTTCTCCAGGAAGAGCTTCGGGTTTCATTTCTTGTTTGCCTGTTAAAATATTTTTCCCTGACCTAACATCAATTGCTCCTTTAATTTGACCTCTTTCTTGTATCAAATCAAGTAAATGATTATAGCTTTCATCAAACAGATTTAATTGTGTATCTAAATCTAAATCTTCATAATTTGTTTTTAATCTAACTAGCGCTAATTCTTCCGCTAATAAACGAGCATCATATTTAACATCATCACCAACAAAATCTTGTGACTGTGCAACATTTTTACGCGCTTGCACTAATTCATTTTCGGCGTTCTTTGTTATTGCTTTATTTTTATTATTTACATCATCTACAATTTTTTCAATTTTTTTATAACCTTCTGGATCGTTTTGTTTTGCAAACTTTGCAAAGTCAGAAGCTGTTTCAGGATCTGATATATCAATGTTAGGATCAACTTTTTTTATTTTATTTTTTAGTTCTTCTCTTGCTATTTTTTTATAAGCTTGATCGTATGCATCTAAAATATCATAACCATCTACCGCATCTCTATCAATGTTATACGTTTCTAATATATCATCCACAATCATATCTGCATCTAATTTTTTATCCCCTGTTGGAAAAACATTATTTACTGCATCCTCAATTGCTTTTTTTAAAGAGGTTCCTTTGTCTTTTAATAGTTTAATTAATTTTAAACCTGAACCATAAGCGTAACCCACTCTGCCACCAATTGCATTCATTTTTCGTTTAACTTCTTCTTCAGGGACATCTTTAAATTTTAAATTTTTTTTCATTTGTTCTATTTCAGCTATAGCATCTTCAATATTAAAATCAGGGTTTTTGTAAACACTTAGTCTACCTTTATTGCCACCTTCGTTTGCCATGGTAAAAAATATCTCTCTTGCCTCTTCTGGCATTTCTTTTATTGTATCTAATAATTTTTTATCAGATTTAACAATATCAGATAAGTTTTCTAAATATTCTTGTCTATTTGCATCCAACATATCTTTGTCTGATTTTCTTAACATATTTTGAAGATACCCTAATCTCTTTGGATTAATTTCGCTTAACAGCTGAGAACCTTTTTTACCTCTTTGTTTTGCAAAGAAATTTATCAAAGCTTTTAGTGCAGCAACACCACCTGATGCCATTTCAACTCTGCCACCGGTTGCAAAAGAACGAGAAACGGAAACACTGCCTCCTTTATCTTCTGGATTAACCATAAAATTAAATTTAGTTCCTTCGTCTGTTGTATATTCAGCACCTAATCTAGGACTAAGATATTTATTTTTATAAACTTCTTCTCCTAAATCTATTCCATATTTTTTTCCCAGTTCAGATGAATCTACCTTAGCTCTATTTTTTCCAAACTTTAAATCTCCTAACAATTTTAATTTTTCATTTAATGGAATATTAAGACTAATAATTCCCTTTAAAATTTCTTCTTTTATTTTTACTCCTTCTTCAGGAGAAGAAGATGAGGTGCTAGCAGATATATCTGCTTTAATATAATCCGTTAATTTAGATCCTTGATTAAAACCAACTCTGCCACCGGTTGCAAATTCTTCTGTATCATCTGGTATAAGAATATTTTCTTTTTCCGCTTTGGCAGCTTCCTCCAAATCCATCGTTTGTTTTGTTTCTATTTTTCTTGGTTTGATATTAGGAAAATCTTTTTCTATTTTTTTCACAGCTTCTGTTGGTGAAGTCATATTGTAAAAATCAGGAACTAAACTATCCACTTGTTCTAATGCATCTTCTCCATAATTATTTCTAAATACCGTAATCACATCCTCTTCATTCGATGCACCTCGTATGACATCCTCTAAATTCTTAGGAACTTTTAACGTGCCTCGTTTCAAATCATCCATCATCTTATATCTTACCGCTGCACGAACCAGTCCTTCGTCTTGCATCTTAGACATGGTCTTTTGAGTTTGCATGACATCTCCTAAAATATCATCTAACGTTTGACCTTTCATTTTAGATGGATCCTTGCCGCTCGCTTCTAGCTGCTTGATGCGAGATTCGAGGTTGCCCATTAAAGTACCTGGTGGAGATTTTTGTCCTGCTTGTTCAGTTAAGGATACAATACCTTCTTTAGAAATAGGTTGCTTGGTTCCAAACTGAATTACTTCTGCTTGAGGTGGATTAATTCTATTATCCATTCTTTGAAGATTATTTTTAAAAGTTAAAATTTCTTGATCATTCATTTTAGGAATATCCGCAATTAACTTTTCTGCATCTTCAAAACCTTTTTTAACCGCAGCATCGGAGGCTGCTTCAATATTTAATTCTTGTGTTACAAATTTTTTTGTTTCTTTGTCAGGTAAAGTGATAACATTGGTTCTTGTTCCAATAGTTTTAGATAAAGCTCTTTTACCATAAAGTTTTTGAATTAATTTCAAAAGATCTGCTAATGCTTTATTCATAGTCTAATAATAAACCTTTTTAGTTTGAGGTGTTGGTTCATCCACATAATCTTCTGGATGTTCCAAAAATCCTCCTTGTCTAAATCTCATTACAGCTTGTGTCATAGAGTCCACTAAATCATCATGGTCTCCATAAGGAAACGCTGCACATTCCTCAATCACCTCTTGAGCAAATTGCTGATCGGTGGGCGCCCATATGCATCCACTCTCAAATAGAGGTGCAACACTGTTTACCCTCGTATGCTTATCGTTGCCTTTAGAGGGTGTAAAATTTATAACAGGAATACCCATTTTTCGCAACTCATAAGTTAAAGGTAAACCAGATGCTTTTGATTCAATTACTACTGTTTCAGGATTCCAATATCTATATTGTTCTAATGCAACTCTTCGTAATTCTGGAAATTCAAATCTATCTTTAACTGCATCCAATAATATTAATTGTGGACCCGAATCTTCGTTTGCATAAAATACTCCCCAAGTTGTAATAGCAGAATAGTCGGCTGTTTCTTTTTTCATAAACGCCGTGTCATAAGATTGAATCACATGATACAATGCAGGTGGTTCATCTCCTTCCCATTTCTTCCACCACTCTCTTTTGATCAAAGCTCCTTCTTCCGAAGTTGGATTTTGCATCCATTGTGCATTCCATTTAGGTAAAGACAAAGAAGCTTTCACTCCTTCTAATTCATCGAGCTTCCAGAACTCTGGCCATACGGGATCACCACTTGGCATGATTGCAGGAAACTCAATCACTTCCCATTGATCTGCTTTTGGTTCTTTTTGTGCGTTTAATAATTTACCCGTCAAATCTTTTGTGTTCCATCTAGTCATAACCAAGACAATGGTTCCACCTGGTTGCAAACGTTGACGTGGTCCTGATGTATACCATTCATAAGCGCGTTCTAATGCCTCTACGTTCAAAGCATCTTGTTCCGAGTGTGGATCATCAATGATTAACAAATCTGCACCACGACCGGTAATGGCTGAACCAACACCAGCAGCAAAGTATTCTCCACCTTGTGAGGTTTCCCATTTACCCGCAGCTTGTGAATCTTCTCTTAATCTTGTATCAAAAATTTGTTTATACTCTTCCATGTCCATTAATGTTTTAGCTTTACGACCAAATCTAACTGCAAGTTCGGTGGTGTGAGTAGATTGAATAATTTTTAATTTTGGATTTCGTCCAATCATCCATGCAGGTAAAAGATAGGAACTAAATTCAGACTTCGTGTGACGAGGTGGCATGTTAATGATAACACGTTTTAATTCACCTCTTGCTATACGATTAAATTTTTCTGCTATTTTTTTGTGATGAGATCCTTCTATAAACTCAGGCCAAACATGTTTAACGAAAGCCATAAAATCTTCTTTGATCTTATCTCGTTTTTTTACATCTGCATACTTAACCAAAGTTTGCATAAACTCTTTTCTAATATCAGGTGGTAATCTTTTTATCTTTTCTAAATCTATGTCCATTTGAAAAATTTTTTTGCAAAATTTTTTAAGGTTAATTTTGAAACCTTATAAGTTTTTACAGCCTATAAATGTACAAATCAAGGCATAAAGGGTAAATTTTGGGACCCCTTTTATATTTATATATTTTTATTTATTTGATTAATTCAAATTTTGGATTGGGCGTGGTACCTCTATCGATACCACGCCACTAGTTACTAGTCTAACAGTACCATGTACTGTTTAGCGAAGTGCTGTCTGAACCAGTCCAAACCTTTACGCACTATGCTGTAGTCTCCCGATAGTTCAGCGGTTAATATCTTATTGCGCACAGCGTAAGCAAACTGCGGCAAGGTTGTAGTCTCGCCGCTGAAATGATTAGCCGCGTCTCGCTCCATGGTATCTAAGTCAAGTTTATTTATTTCAAATGGTAACTTAATTGTCTTACCATTGTATTCTATTTGTTGTTTTGTTTTCATATATTCCTTTCTGTTGTAGGGGATAATATAGGAATATTATCCCCTCGTCAACTATCTTGTTTCTACCCCCTCGTTGTTTAGTTTAGTAATCGTTTTGGCTGTGTAGTCCTCGCCTCTCCAATTCTGATAAGTTTCAGTAGTAACATTAACAGGTGTTTCTAGTGGCTCGTTTCTAGGCGCAATGTTTCTACATTGGCTTGCATACCTTGCAAAGAAATCAGTCCAACATCCCATACTACAAAAATATTGCCATGGACCATTTTGATTCCATTGCGTTATTTTTATTTTTCTAGTCCT